AAAAGTCTCTTAATATATTCTAAACGCAGTCTGCCCTAATGTCTCAGGTTTCGCCAAGTTAAATTGTTGTAGACAAAGATAACCAAAAGCATCAAACGCATGGTCCACCCCCAGATTTTTATTAGGTAAACCAGTATTAGGTGCATAAGTTAAAGTTCTAAGTGCTTTTATCAATTCTTTACAACGAGGATGAATTAACGTCCTTCTATCGCCATTAGCGTCATACAAGGCAGTATTGACAGCAGTGATCTTATCTCTGATCTTCCATGGGCTTCTAGGGCTCATAACGGTAAAACCAGACCTTCTAAGTATCGTATGATCCGTCACACCAACTCCACTTGTCTTTCTTGCACTTCCAGTAGGGTCTGGACAAGCAATAATTCTACGATCAACACCATATCTTCTCGTAACTTCCTCCGCAAAATCCCATGTAGTGGCACCTCCTGTAAGCATAATCTCATCAAAAACATACAAAGTATCGTTATGTTTTACAGCACAGATTCCTGCCATAGGGTCAACGTTAAAATCCAGCCCAATTAACAAGGGAAGCATTGATAAGTCTTTTGATTCTTTATCAATATTGTCATCATCAAAACTAACAGCCACCAATCCAGTTAGATTTTCAAAACTAGCTTCAAATTCCTGTCTAAAAGTCCTCGCATCTAATTGACTTCTAGCAGCTTCAACCTCTTCCTTTACAACATTACCCCCCTCTACCGTAGTAAAACTCCACCTACCCCAATCATCCCATTCCTTCTCCCCACAAAAACACCACATATCATAAAACCAACTGGCAGTTCCATCAGGTGTACTAATAAATAAAGCCCAACCCTGTTTATCGGCTAATGCAGGTCTTATAACTTCAGCCCAAACATCCCTATCCATAAAAGCAGCCTCGTCCAAAACAACACCAGCTAAACTTCTACCTCTCAATGCCATCGCATTTTCAGTTCCCTTCAATTCAATACTCGATCCATTAATTAAATCCAATCTCAAATCTGTCTCATTCTTACTTTTAACCCACGTTCTAGGTGTCAACCTCTTCAATTCCTTCCATGCAATATCCTTCGCCATCCTATAAGTTGGCGCACAATAGAAATAAACCTCATTCGGCCTATTGATAGCCCCTCTTAATAGTTCAATACAACTTAAATAACTCTTTCCAAACCTTCTTCCAGCTACCAATACCCTAAATCTCTTATCACTATTAAACACCTCTCCCTGTGCGTACCTCAAACTTATTTCATTCTTCTTTTCACCGCTAACAACCATAAAATTAACAAAAAATACAACTCATACCCCCTATTTATAG